TATAATAATGTTATCTAAGTCCATAGGGTTATCTAATAGACTTATTAACTCTTGTACTAGCTCTCTCCTTCCCAGTTCATAGTAGGTATTCTCTACTGTGTCCTTCTTACATGAAGATAGAAGGTACTGGTTCTTTAAGTAAGCTAATAACCTCTTACCACTCTCAGTCTGAACTACAGTCTTAAGAGTAGCTTTTAATTCCTTATATTCCACCGCTGATGCCTCCACCAGTCTTACTAATTATATCTGCTAACCCCACTCCCTGTTCAACCATCTGCTGCTGTTGCTGCTGTTGCTGTCTCTGCTGACGAAGTGCTTGAACATCTTTATCATCCCGCAGTAAATTAGGAGTAATTGCTCTTAGTTGAGCTACTTGTTTAACTATAGCATCCCCGTTAATATAATCTAATACAGTAGGATCAGCCTGTGCTAACTCAGTAACATTCAATAAGAATGATCTTATATTATTAATCTCTTCTACTTCTTGCGCTCTGCTTAAAGGGTTGACGAACTTAATGTCAATATTAATCCCCATCTCTTGTAAGATAGGAGGCATTTGAGGAAGTACACCTGCTCTTAGTAGTACATTAAATACTCGTATAACAAGCGGTGTTAAGAACTCACTATTCAATCTTGATAGGGTAGGTCCAAGTACCTTCTGCATTTGTTCCAGTCTCTGCTGAATCTCAAATGCTGTCATCTCTCCTGTCTCTGTGCGAGGAGGTAGCATCAGCTTATCCATAAAGAAGATAGACTTAATGCTATTCTTCAAATCCTCTGAGGTGAACTGAGTTACATCAAAGCGTGCTTCACTCTGCAACTGCTTGATTTGATCTACACCATTAACTACATTAACCTTATCAGGTCTTAAATCTAATTGAGAGATAACTGCTCTCTGATCTACTAACCATGTAGGATTAACACTCTTAGCAGCAGCTAGTAAGCTTAATCTCTTAACTTCATTTAAACTACGTACATCAGGTAGTGCAATATGCCCTGGTCCTCTTCCGTATACTTCCCCTGGCATTGATGACCATCTAGTTACCATGCAAGGGAACTCATAGTAGCCTCCTTCCTCTAGTACCATATCCTCATGACCTTTCAACACATACAAAGAAGCAAATGGTCTTTCTTTAGGAAGTGCTAGTCCTAGATCATTAATACGTACTTTACTCTTATCCCTAGGTGATATACAATGATATATCTCAAATTCCTTATCAGGATTATCCTCTATTTGCTCCTCTAATTCTCTAGGCAAGTCTTGGAAGCGTTCCTTCATCTGTTTAAGCGTCATCTTAAACTTACGGTATACAGTATCTACTTCCCCTCTCTTATTCTCTAAGAAAGCTACTTGACTTAAGTGCCAAGCTTCAAAGCGAAGACCTGTAAAACTACCCTGTTGATCTCTATCATCTTCCTCTGCAAAGAGGACCATAGAACCTAAACAACAGAATGCTTGATAATTCTTACTTACTTGTGTATCGAAGTTAGATTCATTTAAGAAGTCATGGATAGCTTTATTAACATCATCAAGCCATTGAGTAGCTTGAGCATTATTATTTAGCATATCGTCTTTAAATCGTAACTTACTCCACTTAGTTGCGGGGTTAGTTAATGTCGAATGTATAGCTGCTGCTAGATCATGTACTAACTGTACAGCCGTACTATCATATAATCGAGAAGTCTTCTTACCGCCTTTAGTATCCTCACCTTGAAAGATACCGCTTTGATTAGGAAGCATGAACTCTGATATAAGCTCCCAAGTAGCAGCAGCATTGCTTCTCTCTGTATTGTTAAATAACCTGTCGGCTTTCTTAATTATATCAGTCATCTCTTATCCTAATAGTGATCTACTCTGTGAAGTACTGAATAGTGATTGTCTACGTCTAGCTCCTAGAGCTGCTCTTTGAGCGTCTAAGTCAGTAGATGATCGTTTCTTATTAGCGCTACTGGAAGCATCACCATCTAAAGGTAATGCAATACTACTAGGTCTAGGCATTTCAAAAAAACCTTCACTTTCAGCTTGTTTCTTATTCTCTATGGTTTTTATATCAGCTATTTCTTTATCGATTTCAGCAACTCTTGCAGATACTGCGGGATCACTTGAAGAAGCATTCTGCCAAACATATTCAGGTAGTCCTCTTATATTACCAAACATTTCCTCTCGGATATTCGTAGGCTTCTTCTTATTAGCCATATAAGAATCCGCTTGGATTTCACCTCTTTCTTTTAAAAGCTGTTGTCTTCTGAACTGCTCCTGTGTCATTGAAACCTGCGCTCCTGGTGCTCCTCCGCTCATATCATTCTCCTAATAAAGAAACTGGTTTATTAACTGACGCTATTGCTTTAGGCTTATTGAAAGCAGTTGCTTGCTGTCGCTGTACCTTTCTGCGTCTATCTGATTCTTCTTTAACTAAGTCTTCTGTCCTATCCTCAGCTACTAACTCTTCATCTTTCTCTAGTACTTCAGGAGGCGGAGGAGGTGGAAGCGTTGGATCTGGAGCTTCTGGAGCATCAGGCATCATAGCCTGTGTAGCTATTACGCTCGCAGCGGTAGCGGCTACTGCAATAACTATAGGTACTACTGCTTGCATATTACTCTCCTACCTTTTTACTGTACTTAACTTCACTAATCTCATAACCCATACGGCTAAGCAGCTTACTTAAGTCATAATTAACATTCATAGAGAATTGCATAATATCAACCTTATACTTCTCTTTTAAAACTTTCTCAGAATACTTTAAGAGCTTTATACCTGCTCCTAATAGTGATTCTCTATATTCTCTACCTATATACACTGCATCTGCCGTGGCATATAAATCAGTAGCATTATGTATACCGTTAGACAATACCCATGAGGAGTACCCTATATACTTACCTTTATACTTAACTGTAAAGCATTTATACATCCCTGTACTGTTTAGATACATCATTAGATGATGATCTATAGCAAAGTTAGTAGATCCACCTTTCTCTCCTAGTTCGTCCCAGTGAGACTGCATAAGAGGATAGACTTCCTTGTAGAAGTCCTTATAGCTCTGCTCTTCAATAAGTATATGGGTTGTCATTGGTTATAACTCTTATATTTATATTCTCATTTATATTCTCTTCATCACTCATAGCTAGATATCTGAAAGCATCAGCACAGTGAGATGAATGATCATGAACTGGTTGAGGTAAGAACACTTGTCTCTTCTCATCATATCTTTTATGGTATAATGATAACAGCTCCAATCCTTTAGTAGTTGTTCCTTCATTGAACCAGAAACGACTAAACATGTGTCTTGTTAAATCTATACCTGCTTGAACATTCTTACGAGGAAGAAGATTAACTCTACCTCCTATACGACTAGACTTTAAACATTCATCAAATAAATCTGCTGTAGTCTTTCCTGTCTGGTAGTTAGTATGTCCTGCATCATGAGGTAAGTGATGTGTATTATATCTATAGCCTTTAAGCTGTAACATCTCTATATAATGATCTAAAGGTTGTGAGTGATTCTCGTAGTAGTCCGTTACTATTATCTTACTTCCAAGTCTCTGGAAAAACCAGACAGCTGTACTGTCATCATAACCTAAATCCCATGCGGTCTCAGTCCATCTTGAATCTTCGTGAGGAAATTCTCCTACCCTCTCTTGCTTCCTAGCTCTTTCGATTAGGTCATTATAGTAAGAACCTTTAGCTGCCGCTGAGAATGAACATCCGTATTCCTGTGCGATTACATCCTCATCCTTTCCTGCTTCTCTTTCCATATCAATCATCTCATTTGAGATTAGACCTGTATAGTTTTCTTCTTCTGGGTACAGTGTCTGCATTACACTTACATGCCAGTTTTTACTATACTTAACATTATTATACATGTGGTAAAAGTGATTCTTACCACGAGGTGTTCCATTAAATATAGCCCATCCTTTATTATAAGCTAGAATAGGAGATATATACTCCCATGCTTTAGGATCCTGTAATGAGTACTCAGAGAATACACAACCTCTTGGGTTCGTACCTACAATAGTATCAATGTTATCAGTACCTACAATACGGAACACAGAGCCATTCATAAGCTCTATCTTTAATTCTTGGTTGTTAACTGTCTTGATTAATGATCCTGGTTTACCATAATTTCTATAATCATGGAATCCGTAGAGCATTGACATAATCTCTCGCTGTTCCCATAGTACCTTCTTACCTTGTGAATAATTAGGAAAGAAGTAGTAGTAAATACCAGGATTAGCAAACATCTCTTTAAACATGTAGGCTGCTGACATTGTATCCTTGCCGCAGCGTCTATGCCACATAAGGAAGACTCTCTTACACTTAGTCTCCTCTTTTCCCTCAATACCATCAAGGGCTTGAAATACATCTAGCTGATAATCACGAGGTGTAAAATTATAAGGTATTTGAATCTGATTCATTATTTCCTCTTAAAGGATGAACTGCCAAATAGTCTGACAGCATAATACATTAACTTACGTCTGATATAAGAAACTCCATCTTCCTTCATATTATTTAAAAATATGAGATCAGCCTTCTTCCTTGACTTAATCTCTAAACATTCAGGTGAGTACATATAATCATGTACCAATGCTGCTCCTGAGTAATCTCCCCATCTAGGCAGTATACTCTGAGCGAATCTAGGAACGCTTGCTCCGTCCCATCTAAAGCCTATCGGCACTACTACTCCACTTCTTACATAGTGTGCTTGTAGTTCCCATACTGTAGGAAGTCGAGGATCATAAGAACAAAATATACGCTGTGACATTACATCCTCCTTGAATTAAATTAAACTGGTTCGCTTTAGATGAGCAGGTAAAGCGAGTAACCCTTGGTCCTAAGGCTCAATAGGTATGTACTGTCCCTTTGAAGTGGCTCCCAACCCTTTTAAGCTTCCATGCGCACAGTACATAAGATGGGATTATACCACATCTAAATGTGAATGTCAAGAACTTTTTAAATATATTTTATAACTAGAGCTATAATCACTGCCATATAAACGATGCCTACTGTAAAGTAGCAAAGCTCTTTCAGTCTTTTGTATTGATTTCTTAGATACTTCTTAATCATCATAGTTTTCTTATCCTTTTGTACATTATAGTAATGTATACATCATCATCACTGGTAGTAGCATTAATCCAATTACCTGGTTCACAGAATAATGATAATGATGTAATATCCCTATAGGACTGTTTAGGGATCTCAGTCAACAGCATGGAGCTACCTGTCCTAGCAGAGGAAGGACCTGCAGAGGAGCAATACACATCTACAGTCGCCTCTGTCGTAGCTGAGACATTCCTGTTAGCGTACAGTAACATACCAGTAATTACTATATACTCTCCAGTGCTAGGAGTCACTATATTATACACCGTACTAGCTGCTTCCATCTTCAGTGTAGAGGATTCATCATAAGACAAAGAACCAGTAATTAGCTCTCCGAAGTCAGATACTCTAGCCTGTATTCCTTTAGACGGATCCGTTATACTGCTCTTAATCATTTATTCAGTACCCTTATACAGTACTAGAGCAGCGTATACATCCATACTGGTATTGGATGCTTGAGGCGTGATCTTAATACCTATACTATCACCTTTTTGTAATTCCTCATCGATAGTTGCAAATAACCTACCACCAGAGCTTTGGAAGAACAATATATGATCATTACCACCTGTCATTGTATTGCCTTCAGCTCCTTTATAAGCATCAACGGTTAGTGTACGAGATGACCCAAAATTACGATTGCTGTTCATATCCACAGCAGTGGCTCCTGATACAATAGTACCAGCAGTCGGATTACGCACAACAGTAATATTAGGGATAGTCGCACTCGTTCCTCCTGTGCTTGGTCCTAATCCTACAGCGATAGCATCTATGTGTACAGAAACGTCTTCATTATTCTTGAAGTACATAATGGCTGACTCATTAGCGCTAGTCAGAGTAATGACTCCTGTATTCACGTTAAAAGAGTTACCTAATTTAGTAGCATTATTGCTTACGTTCTCTGTAACAGAGAACGTGTACGCTCGATTACTACTATCTATTTTTAATTTATTACCTGTTCCTGTTCCATCATTAATCATTGTCATTATCTATCTCCTCATCGGTTACTATTTCTAAATGCTTTACTAACGTATTTAAACGCTTATCTATATATTCTAATTTACATACAACTTCTTGGATAGCTAACAGAAGAAGTTTACTATCTCCGTTCTCTATCTCAGGAATATACTTTATTGACATCACTCCTCCTGTATTACTTTTAACTTTACAGTTCCATTTTTCCATGACGTATTGACCAAGCGTATTCCTGTTATAGGAGTATGTAAAGTACTTGCTGTGGACTCTTTAACATTATTGAGTATATGATGCCTTATCCATACAGCAGTATCCAGATTCCTCTCTACTGCGAACTCAACATCAGCAGTTGCACTGTCTGGACCTCCTTGTTCCATATCTACAATGATAGTAAATATACTTCCAGAACGTCCTACAGAGTCTACTCGTATCCAGTTCCCTGTACCGACACCAGACTTTGTTGATAAATACTCTCTAGCCATTACTTCTTCCTACCTTTATTCTTCTTAGTGATACCTATACCGTCTAGTACATTAGTATCCTTTGTAATCCCTTCACCTGTCCTTGCATCCTTAATACCCCAGTACTTTAACTTCTCAGGTACCGTCATATTAACTCCTGCTGCGGTTAGTACAAAGGGAGCAGATGTTACCTTACCGTCAGGGTCTAATGGAGGTACGTGTCCTCCGCAGTTCTTGCATATCCTATCACCGTTCTCCTTGAACACAATTCGATTATGATTACACATCACTAGCTCCAAATTTATCTACTGTTTATTGATTAAATCTACTAGCTCGCTTAGCTCTTTGTAAGCTTCTTCAAAGGTATCATGTTCACTGATACTGTACTCAATAGGTACAGCAGGCTCTATCTCATAACAGAAGATGTGGAACTTCTCCTCATGCTCCTCAATATTGAATTGGTATATTAAATCATGACGGAGGGCTGCTCCTGACTTTGTTAGTACAAACATATTACTTATCCTCTGATGTT